CTTGGGTCTGGGTATACAATAATATTTTTATTTCTATAACGATTTTTTATTTCTTCGCACATTTCTTGGGTATTTGATGAATAAATTTGTATTTCATCTACAACAACAACAATATCTCTTTCAATAATACAGACAACTGCAGTCATTGGGTCTACGTTGAAATCTAAGCCAATATGTAAAAAAGCAGAATCTCTTTCATATTTTTCTATTATATTTTTTTGTCTATTGAAATTGTAATAAATCATACCAGAGTAATTAACAAATGTTGCTTCATATTCTTGCTGAAAGGTTCTTACATCTAAATCTTGTTTTGCCTGTTCTATTTCTTCACTCGATACTTGACCACCCTCTAAGGTTGTATATTTAAAACTTTGCCATTCTTTATTACTTTCGCCTTGTTTGAATAATTCATAACTCCAGTTACCAAAACCTCTTGGACTTCCACAGAACAAGGCATGACCACCTGTATCAGATAATGTTGGCCTTAATACCTCATACCAAGCTTCTTTATGAATATCTGCAAACTCGTCCATAACCAAAAAATTTAAACCAACACCTCTAAGTGATTGCTCATTGTCTGCACCTCGTAGTGTTATGCTAGAATTGTTTTTAAGAATTATAGTTAAGTCACTGTTATTTATGGTTTTTACCCATTTATGTTCTATTAATCTTTGTTTAAGTTCATTCCAACATATTTGTTTGGCTTGTCTATAAGTTGGTGCTACATACCAAACTTTTTGTTTTGAACGACTGGCAAATTTGGCTAATTCATTTATTGCTAAATATGTTTTACCAAATCTTCTGCCAGTTATTAAAACTCTAAATCTGGCTTTATCTTTAATAACTTTTGATTGTGGTTTGGTTAATGGCATTAACTAGTCCAAGGCAATGGCTCTTCAAGTTGTGTTTCTTCTATCCTATCTTGTTGCCCTAACATATTCTTACCTAGAAAGATAAGCATACTAACATTTCCGTTTTCACAAGCTTTCCATTGCAATTGTCTTAGTCTCATTTTTTGCTCTGCCCTCCCTTTTATCAGAAATTCCGAATAACTCTTTTCTAAAAGGTCTGCTGAACAACCGAAGAAGTCTGCCATTTCTTTATTGGTACAACCTAATGTTGCTAGTTTTTGTAGTTGTGATGTATCTATTTGATATTTTTTTGGTCTTGCCATATTCCTCATTTCCCTTTGAGTAAAGTATTTTAGTTCTTTATGGTCTTAAGCTTCATTCCATATTCATTAATGCCTTTTTTCTTTATATAATCATCACGAAAAATTAACTTATTTTCTCTTTTGAATTTATTATAATTTACATAATGATGGTGCCTACCATATCGCCAAACAAGTTTAGTTACATCAGGGTGCAACTTCATTTGCATATTTGACTTGGGAATAGTTCCCTCTTTTGCATAAAATTCGTCTGTATTACCACCTTTCAATGTTTGTGTGTTTGCTTTTTCTTGTAAAAATACATTAAATTGAACTGTACACCACCCTTTTTTTAAAATTCTAAGTGATAAATCGGTATCTTCGTTATATCTTCCTCTCCATCTATCTGGCAAAGGCAAATCGTTTCTTATTAAATTACATGAATAGATTCTAGTATTTACAGTAAATGGTGTATATTGATGTCCCCATTTATCTATTACAAAAAAAGTATAATTTGGTCCTGCCATACCTATATTTTTATATCGTAAAACAAAGTCTTCCATAACTTTGAATGGTGTTCCATCAGTACATTTTACTTCAATATTATTTTGCCATCTTCTAAAACATTTGATGTTATCGTCCATAACCCAATGCCATTTATAACCTCTATCTATTGAATGTTGCCAAATAAAATTACGTGCAGGTCCGGGTCCTTTTGATTTTTTATCGCCTAAATCGTCACAGGTATCGTAATCATCTTGGTATGTCTTATCTAACACAAGTATATTTTTTTTCTGTACAACCTTCGCATATGCCGAGTACTCTTGTTCTTCAACTACGACCTTATATAAAACACCCATTTCTTCTAATGCTTTAATAGTTAATCTAGTTTCTGCCCTACCTTTTGATGGGATATAAATGGGGAACTGATTAGTTTTCATAGAATTTGTCTTTGATTACATTTTTTTCTATAAATGGAAACCAAATATACTTTGTCTTTTCTGTGTAATCTTGTTTTATTAACTGAAAGAATTTATCTACGGCTTCTTGATTCACAAAGTTAACTGTTAATGAACGAAATGGTGATTGGTCGTCATGGTCAAAACTTGGCATATCTTGCCAATGTTCATCGGTATCTAACCATTCTCTTGAACTGTGGTCTGGTTGAAATATTATTGTTTCTAATTCTTGTTGTTCAAAGCCTAATTCATCAATATTAAAATTTATTTCTTTCAATAAATCTATTTCAAGTTTTAACAAATCATAATCCCAACCTGCATCTTCGGATAATCTATTATCGGCAATACGATATGCTCTGGCTTTTGCCTCAGATAAATCAGCAATTACAACTGGTACTGTTTTGAAACCTAATTTTTTTGCACCTAATAATCTTGTATGTCCTACAATCACAACCATTTTTTCATCTACAACTATTGGTTGTTGAAAACCATATTCTGACAAAGAACTTGCAACCTTATCTATATCTTGGTTTTTTCTTGGGTTATTGTGATATGGAATAAGTTTTTCTATTTCTATTTCTTGAATATTCATAATTTACCTAATCAAGTTGTTGAATAAATTTACTGTTTGCATAATCATAATTTTTGTTTGTCGCTGTAACCCCTGATGGTTGTGTTATTAATGTTTGGTCAAAATGGTATTTTACTGTTTGAAAAAAATTCATATAAGATTGCCTTTTAAAACTACCTTCTGCATCTTTATCAGAAATATGCTTTGGCACATCTTCAAACTTACCTTCTTCTCTTATTCTTTTTTTAAGATTATTTTCTTTTAAATCTTTGCATATTTGCCTTATTTCGTAATAACTATCTTTTGTTTTTTTTCTTTTCATTTTATTCCTCAAAAAGTTGATATTGACCTTTCTCATTTTCTTGAACTTTCTTTTTTGTGCTATTCATTAATATGATAACATCTTTTTCGGTAAGTTCAAATTGTCTAAGTCTTTGATATAATTTAATATTTTTTTGTTTAACCTTGAGCATCAAAGCTTCGTAAATGTTATCCATTTCTTGTTGTTGTTGTTCATTTAAATTATTTTCTAAAAATATTTTAATTTTATTTTCCTTATTTCTTCTTCTAATTTAAAAATATATTTCTTTTGGTCTTTTTTAGATAAATCATCTAATTCGTGTTCAATCATATAACCTCTTAATTGCACATCTTCACAAATGCACCATTTACTATCATTACAAATTTCATCACATAACATTTTCATATCCAACCCTCCAATTCAAATAATTCTATTGCTTGTTGTTTGGTAAAATGTCCCTCTTTTATTGCCCTTGAAACATCGCCAGAATGTTGTCTTGCATATGTTTTTATAAAACTGGTATTTTTTTTATTTTCAATAGCTTCTTTAAACATCTTCAATCTCATGTCATAAGGTTCTAGTTTACCATTATCTTTTTCTTTTTTAGGTTGGTCATCTAAATACTTTTTAGCTGATAACCAAAATGCAGGTTGTTTTGCAAATTGTTTATCTTCAATGGATTCATAATAATTATTATACATTTTTGCTAAAACTTGTGGCTTATCAATCCATTGTTCTTCAAGCTTTATATAATTTTTTTCTGCTATACCTTTACTAACTTTATTACAAACCTTATCCCAAAACATATTAAAAAGATTATGAAACTCTCTTTTGGTCTTAGTAGAGGTAGTGGTAGGGGTTAGGGTAGGGGGGTTTTGGCTAGGTTTTTTTGGTCGCCCACCTAATCTTCCATTTACTTTAGATGCCTCTATTCTTCTTGTAATATATAAATATTCTTCTAATTGTCTTTCATTTTGGTAATGGTCGTTTATTAAAATAAAAAACTCTTTAACTATTATATTACAAGATTGTTTTTCATCATCAGTTATGCAATTGGCAATCCTATAAATTGTCATGTTATCACTTGGTAAACCACAGCATCTTTTATTCCAGTTCCAACAAAGTAATCTTATATAAATACCAATCTGTTCATTGGTTAAATGTTGTGTTCCTGCAATAAAGTCTTCTGTGAATAAATACCAAGCTTTTAGTTTTTCTTTTGGTTTTGAATTTTCTTCTATATACATAATATGCTCCATTTTTTTCATAAGTATCATAAAAGTTTGTAAATATAAACCTATTTATTATTTTTGGTTAATATCCCCATACTTCTTTTCTTGCTTTACAAACTGTTTCTTCTTTCCATATCCAATTATCAGGGTTTGGTATTAAAGAATTTTTAACATCATCTTTTGAATTTACAGATTTCAAATAATTACCCATAACCTTTATGATATGTTTACATATATTTAAATAATGAGTGTAATCAGATAATTCTAATTGAGTAAAATCAGCAGGCTTTGTTTTTGTAGGTGTTTTTAAATACCAAAGCATTTGTCTAGCATTTGTTGCTCTATTGTAAATGGCTTGTTGCATAGCATGACTTGTACTAATTTGAAGAGGATTAAATTTAGTCGTTTTTAAATCAATAAAAAAATCTTCTCTTGTATTATTATCTTCAAAATAAAAGTCTGTATATCCTATAAAAGGTATATCCTCAATTTCGACTTCTATTTTTCTTTGATATTCAATAAATCGCCATTGAAAAGCAAATTCCTTAAATTTATTTGCACCTAATTCTAATAATGGTACAAGGTTTTCTCTTTCATCATCTATTTTTGGGTCTGTAATTCTACTACAATTGGCATCATATTCAGCAATCATTTTTTCAGTAGCATCTGTAACAGACATACCATTTAAAACCATATTTAAACCAGATTCAACAGCACTTCCTCTTTCTGCTGATGCACCACTAGGAAATTCATAGCCAAATATTCTTCTTAATGCCCATCTTTCCCTATAAAATGCAAATTCATTTAAATGACTAAATGATAAGGGCAGTAAACTCTTGCCCTCACCATCAAATTTTTTGAAATGTTCAATCATATC